GTGTACAGGGTCGGAGGCGGTTCACTCCTGGATTTCTGGGATACGTCAAATGTTGGCCTCAGCATGGGCTTAAGCCCGGAGGAAACGTATCAGAAGATCCTTGATCTCCAGGCCAGCCGTCAGCCATTCGACGTTATCACCGGCAAACGGCAGTACAGCAATATGCTGATCCGCGCGATTGAGGTGACGACTGACAAGGCCAGTGAAAATGTGCTGATGGCGGTACTGACGCTACGCGAATTAAACATGACTCAGACGGAAACGGTGACCGTCAGCAGCCAGCAAAATATGAAGGAAGGGGCAACCACGACCGGTGTGAGCAATACCGGCGTTAAAAATGCCAGACCGGTTGAGAATGTCAGCCTGTTACAGCGACTATCGGGGTGGTTCAATGCAGCTTAGAGAAATACCGCTCAGTGTGACCAGCCAGCAATTCACTATCAGCCTGTCAGGCCGGGTATGGCAGATGCGACTTATCTGGCGCGATGCGGCAGGCTGGGTGCTTGATATGCTCAATGCTTCCGGTGATCCGGTCATAACCGGCATACCGCTAATCCCCGGTACAGATTTACTGGCGCAATATGGCTGGCTTAATCCGGGGGGCAGACTGGTTGTCGTGACGGAAGATGAACAGCCACCCGGCGAAACCTCGCCCGGCCAGACGGCAAAATTTTACTGGCTTACTGATTAACCTGCTGCGGAAGGTTTTTTTACGGACAAAAATCATGTCACAGAACTGGATAAGAAAATGTTCGCTGATCGTTGCCGATGAAAAAGGCGAAGGGCTGGAGCTTTCTTCCTTTCGCTGTACCTTCAGTATGTCGTGGCCGGATACGCGCTGGCCACGTACAGCGGTATTTAAAGTCTGCAACCTGAAACCTGAGACGGCGAACCGGATCCAGACCGGAGAGTTTGCCAGCGTGCAACTGATTGCGGGGTACCAGGATAACTACGGGCTGATTTTCACCGGGAAAATCCGCTACTCCATCACCGGCAGGGATAACCCAACCGATACCTTTGTAATTATTCAGGCGGTTGATTCTCATGATGCTTACGATTACGCGACCATGAATACCACACTCAGTGCCGGGAATACGCAGGCCGAACAGCACCATGCTCTGCTGGAAGGGCTGGCACCTTACGGTATCGTGAAAGGCGCAGCACCGGATTTTGACGCCACGCGCTTCCCGCGAGGGAAAACGTATTTTGGCATGACCCGTGATGCCGCCGACAATCTGGCGGGGCAGTGCAGGGCTTCCTGGCAATATATCAACGGTCAACTGGTGATGGTGCCGGAAGATAACTATGTCCAGGAGGCCATTGTGATCAACAGCACTACGGGTCTTATCGGTATGCCGCAACAAACCATCATGGCGGGTGTCAACGTTCGTTGCCTTATCAACCCTAATATTCAGGTTAACGGCCTGATACGGCTGGATCAGTCTCTGATTTACCGCACCATGCTTCCGGACAGCGATATTGCCGCAGCACCAGGACGGATTGATACAGTAACGGACGGCGCGTTGCAACAAACTAACGGCAGCATTTCACAACCGGCCAGCCTTTCTACTGACGGGGACTATATCGTGAAAAATATCAGTTATTCAGGGGATACTCGCGGAAAGCCCTGGTATATGGATTTGGTCTGCATCGCTAAAGGCTCTGCTGACCTGATGAACGCATCAACGCTGAACAGGACAAGCTAATGGCGATATCCGTATCTGAAAGAGCGGGCGGTGAACAGGAACTGCTCGATACCCTGCATCATGCTCTGTCGTCACAACTCCGGGTGGCCATGCCTGGCATTATCCAGTCATTTGACGCTGAGACCGTCACCTGCACGGTACAGCCCGCGATAAAGGGGGTTATCAGTGACCAGAATGGCAGTACTCAGTCGGTAGCGTTGCCGTTGCTGGTGGATGTTCCCGTTGTCTTCCCGCGTGGCGGTGGCGTCACGCTGACGTTTCCGGTTGCCACAGGTGATGAATGTCTGGTGGTGTTTGCCGACCGCTGTATTGATTTCTGGTGGCAGAACGGCGGGGTGCAGGAATCTGTCGATCCCCGCCAGCATGATTTATCCGATGCGTTTGCGCTGCCTGGCCCACAGTCTCAGAAACAGAAAATCGGCGCTATCAGCAGCAGCGGTGCACAACTACGCAGCGATGACGGGCTGGCGTATGTTGAGGTGGCCGCAGGGCATGATATTACCGTTAAAACACCGGGTAAACTGTCGGCCAGCGCAGAGGGTGGCGCGGAAATAACCGCACCAGAGATCGTGCTTAACGGTAATGTCACCATCAACGGCAACCTGTCTCAGGGGATGGGTAGCAGTGGTGGTAGCGCGAACATTAACGGCCCGGTTACGGTAAAAAATGATGTCACCGCAGTGGGGATCAGTCTGTCATCACATGTGCATTCCGGCGTTCAGTCGGGCAGCAGCAATACGGGCAAACCACAATGAGATACCGGCGTGAAGATGAAAACGGCGATTACAGCTTTGGCCAGGGGGATGCCACTTTTCTGACTGATACCCCGGAAGCAGTAGCGCAGGCGGTGAAAACCCGTCTGGCGTTATGGCGAGGTCAGTGGTTTCTGGATACCGAAGAAGGGACGCCCTGGAAACAGGATGTTCATGGTTAGGAAACTGAATCATCGTTTTAAAAATTTCCTGACCATGAGCAGCAGTGTCTGTAATGCAGTAATGATGTGCCATCGGGAACGTTATGGTCATAAAATGGCATTTGCGGCGCGTTTTTAACCTGAAAGCTGTTTTTCAGACGCACTTATCCCGCAGTCTGTGCCAGAAGCCATCGTTTCCGGTCGATGTTATGCAGTCTTTCTGCCACCAACTCCGACGCGTGCCTCCCGGCCTGCGCACTGCTGAAGCGCAGTCGGTTGCCGCACAGAATGCATTTGTACGGATCCGTGCGCAGAAATTCTTTCATCAGCGCGGCGAAGCCGGGCTTCTCCGGTTTTTTCCGCGCTTCCATCTCCAGGGCTTCATACACCTTCGGCAGCAGGCTACCCCGTTTACGGTTTGATAAAAAACCGTAATAACGCACCATCTTAAAATGCTTCGCCGGGATATGGCTGATATAACGTCCGATCATATCTTCCTGCGTCAGCGTCTGCTGCCGGTACTGCTGCGTACGGTGGTCGTAATAGTGGTGCACCACCGCGCCGCCGCTGTAGTGCCTCAGCTTCGCCGCCGACACGGGGGGCCGTTTCAGGTACCGGCCCAGATATTTGACGCTCCGCCAGGCCCCCCGGGTCTTCTTCGCGAAGTGGACCTTCCAGCGGCGCCCGTACTGCGCCTGCAGATAGCGCAGCCACTGTTTTTTGTCGTGGATATGCCCCAGCCCCGGCAGCCTGCCGGGGTTAATCAGGTCATAGCTGTGGCGCAGCAGCCGGATGACGGCTCCGCGCCAGATTTCCTCCACGGCATGCTTTTTAAAGAAGAGGTCGCGCCATACGCCGTGTTTAATATCAAGCCCGCCGCGGGTGACGGAGAGATGAATGTGGGGATGCTGGTTGAGCTGGCGACCGTAGGTGTGCAGGGCGCAGAAGATACCGACTTCCACACCCTGTTTTCTGGCCCAGCGGAGCATGGCGCGGGTGGCTGCGCGGAACAGGGCATTGAGCAGAGGCCAGTTATTGTTGAAAAAGGGCCACAGCAGATGGGGCATGGTGAAGGTGATATGCTGCCAGTCGCAGTCGGGCAGAATTTGCTGTTGTTCTGTAATCCACTGCTCCGTGGCCTTATGTCCGCAGGAGCTGCAGCCTTTTGATTTACAGGTCTGGCAGAAGAAGCGGGTGTGGGTGCAGTCCGGGGAGGCGCAGCAGTATCGCTTCACCCCCATGGCAGCAGTGCCGCAGGCGAGCATGCGCTCGACGCAGAGTACGGTCCAGGGGCTGAGGGTGTCCCCGTGTTTATCCATATACCGGTTCCAGGCGTCATCAGTGGTGAACAGCAGTTTTGCCGGGCGCGGGATATACATGCGGCGGATTATCGCTCTGCAGTGGCACCGGTATTATAGTGCCAGTCGTCACAGTCATCGGCCCAGTTGTCGGTGTGTTTATCCCAGGGAGCGAAGGTCACCGGCAGCATGCCGGATTCTGTGGCGATAATAAACACATCGGCTGGCATGGACTCAAGGACGACATCGCCGTCGGGTGAGTCAGGCGGCTCAAAGCCGCGGATGATGCAGACGAGAGGCGGGTCGAAGTGTGTATCGAGGAAAAACTGTGGCCCCAGGTGGACACAGTGACGAATGGCATCCTGCGGAGTGTCGTAAAAAACTCGTCGGGGTCGTCATAATCGCTCCGGGGCGGAATGGACACCAGAAAACGCTTAGGATATCCGGGTATAGCGCGTCGGGACGAGGGCGTGGGTTTACGCTTTCTGGGGGCTTTGCTACGGGCCATGTGAATGATTTCCTGAGAAATTAACATACCGCAGAGTATAAAGCTGTGAGCCGGTCATGAACACCCTCGGAACGGCAGAGCCGTGACGCTCGCCCTGTAAGGGCGCTATGTTCTTACCTGAAGGTATTGATTTTCATGCCTGACCAACCTGCACCCCCCTGAGCGGTTTCCGCTTAAATCTGCGTATTATTTCTGTTGTCATATTTAATTTCGCCAGCTACCTCACCATTGGCCTGCCGCTGGCGGTGTTACCCGACTATGTTCACGACGTAATGGATTACAGCACGTTCTGGGCCGGACTGGTAGTCAGTCTGCAATATTTCGCTACCCTGATTAGCCGTCCTCATGTCGGGCGCTTCATCGATCTCTGGGGGCTGAAAAAGGTGGTGATTTTGGGCCTGTGCAGCTGCTTACTGAGCGGGCTGGCCTGTGCGCTGGCAGCATTTGGTTCGGTATTACCGCTGGTCAGTTTGATATTGCTTTGCCTGGGTCGGATTATTCTGGGCTTCGGGCAGAGTTTTGCCGACGCGGGAGCCACCCTGTGGGGGGTGGATGTGATCGGATCCCTGCATATTGGCCGCGTTATCTCTTGTAATGGGATTTTTACCTACGGGGCAATGGTGGTGCGCGCACCTCTGGGTATTGCAATCTATCGGTGGGGCGGACTGTTGTGGCTGTCTTTCATTATTATCGTTATCGCGCGGGTGGCGATTTTGTTTGCGTTGCCGCTGCCAACGGTCAAAAGCAGTGAAGGACAGCCGTTACCGTTTCGTGTGGTGGTGGGCTATGGTATTTCGGCCTGATACTCGCCATGGGTTCAGTAGGATTTGGTATTATAGCAACCTTTATCACGTTGTTTTATCAGGCTAAAGAATGGGCCGGTACAGCCTGATTAGACATGAGATAAATAGACAGGGTAACGTAAGATAAATGGGAAGTTGTGGTACGTGATGGAACGTTGTGGAACGGAACGAGTGAAAACTATTTACGCTGTCTGAAAAATAAGAGGGGGACATTTTCCCCTCTGTTATCAAAATCCAAATAGCGCCCATTTTAGCAATGCATCAGCGTCATTTTTCAAACTTCCGAGTTCTTTCTGTGGTGATAATACTGCGGCGACATTTAACGCTGATAGCCGCAAATGGGATTGGTGGAATTTACTCTCTTCCTGTAGGCTGAGTATCTCATTTTTTATCTGCCACCGCATATCGTTGTAGCGCTGATTTAGAAACCGTAAATCCTTTATCAGCAAGCCATGAAGACAACCACTCATAGCAAGTAAAGTTCGTCCGCAATAACTCAGCATGAAGCTCAGCACGAACATTCTCTGGGAGCTTATCGATATTACTTGGTCTTGCCATTGTCGCCCACCCCGTTTATTAAAACGTTCATTTTTTCACACATCAGAGCTTTGAAAACCTTCGCAAGCTTTTTTAAACTCGCTAGCGCTACAGTCTAAGAACATCGTCGCATCTATCATTAGTTCTGTCTCACGCAGACCCCGTCTAGCCTGCCCTACCGGTAGCCCGTCAAGATGATCCTTGATGAGAGTCAGTGCGGCTCTGGTGATTTCGATATGGCTTAATTCGATACTGCTGTAATTATCGTCTGGCATTTTTAATAACCTTATGTTGGATAACCCGGTAAAAATCATTAACCAGAACAGTAAAAACTAATTTTAATGCGCTTTAATCATCACAACACGCCAAGAAACCGCAAAAGTTCAAGCTGTCACAACTACCGCAAATCCGGCCTTACCGACATAGCCTGCTTTAAATGAACGGCAGTTCGGCGACGACGCAGACTCAGAAATGTTAAAGGCCACCGGGGGTGAGCCGATGGCCTTACTTACGTTTCCCGGTTGCTTATGGTAAGCAGGCCAGAATCAACTCGATAAAGGCGATAATCGCCTTAAGAGCGATGACAGCGATTTGAAGAAATCCCTTCATCCGTTTGCTCCACTACAGGAGCGCTGCATCATCGTTAAAGCCCTTCCACTGCCTGGTTAACGGTGTTGCATTGTTAGTGGATGCGTGACGCGCTCAGGTTGAGGCACTGGAGCGACACCACCCGTAATCCAGCCAGGGCTTGAACACGTTTCACATGCCTGCGTTGTGTCAGAACGCGACACCCACTAACGCCGTGATTATAAGGGCATCAGCAGTGTAATCAAAGAACTGGAGTAAATAACGGACAAAAAAAAGCCCAACTGGTGAGGTCAGGCTTTTTTCTTTGGGTGCTTAAGGCGATGAATCTCTGTTCAAGGTAATGAGCCTCAACCTGAGCGCGTCACGCATCCACTAACAGGCATAAGTGTACTAACTTGGAACAGATGATGCAAACTTCATTAGCTTATTTAAGCCTCAGTAGGCATCTGAAAGCCTCATACCATCCAGTGAAACGGATTTTAGTTACGTGCATCCCAAAGGCGCAGACGTCTGCGCCTTTGGGGATAATTCCCAGCGCTGGGACATTTGTGATTCGATACCATCAATCAAATGCGGTATTAGCAAATCTGCCAACGTTGGCAGATCTAGATCGTAAGAAAGCCACAGAACCGCTCAGCGCTGAGCGTTTTAGCTCCTAAGCTTAAAAGCGACAGCGATGTTGTTTTTACAGTAAAGATTAGAAAGTTTGCGGCTTTAGGTGAGGAAAGGCGAAAACGTTTTCGCTTTTGTTCAGACTGACGCGGAACGGTAAACGTTTACCGCAGCGTTAATCTGAAACGGCAAGCGCTTGCCGTTTTAAAAACGATTACGTTGTCGTTTTTGCTTAGCCGACATTGATTGCTTAAAGCGGTCAACGCTGTCCGCTTTGAACGCTGGATTGCTTACTCCCAAAAGCGCAAGCGCCTGCGCTTTTGTCGGGGTAACGTAGCGCTCAACGTTGAGCGTTTTGGGGTAAATATGTTGTTTTTTACTGATGGAAAGCGGACAGCGCTGTCCGCTTTTGTGATGGCATTGGCTATCTTGAGCTTTAAATGCGAAAGCGATTTCGCTTTTAATCAAAAACGGGAAGACTAAAACATCACCCTTTCGGCTCGATCCCCTTACGCTTTAGTTCCGCCCTGCCAAGTTCCTTGAGCCAGTTACCCAAGCTAACACCTTCTTTTTTTGCTTGTATTTCAAACTGTTCTTTCAAATCTGGCGATATTCGAACGTTAAACATGGGGGCTTTGCCTGCCCCTTTTGGGCTTTTATCTCTCAAGATAGTTGACATGTATAGACCTATGGCTTAGTGTTTGCTTATTAGGTCTATACCTTATCATAAGGGAAGGGCCAAAGAAACGGCCATAACAAATGTTGCGAGCACTTGCTATGGCCTAACCAAAAACCGTTATGTGTAGGATAACAGTCATGGCTAACAACAAGTCTAACGATTCAGTTGCAACAAACCAAGTGGATACTATCCGCTTACCTTTAATCAAGGCACAATGCGAAGCTATCAATTCTCCATGTATAGGAGAGTGGTATATTGAAATTAACAGCGGTATGAATGCAATTGTTAAAGAATGCAACGGTAACACTGTAGTGTTTTCCTATGAGCAATATCCGCAGGCAAGGCATAGCTTCCCACTTAATTCATTTGTTAATATATTTAAGCGTCGTGATATACCGCAGCAGCAGTTACAAAATATTGATCGTAAAAAAACATACTGCCGTGAATTATTCCGAGTGGCCTTGCGTTATTCCGGTGCAACTGAACTGGATATACTGATTAAATCTATTGAAGAACTGATAGCCTGTTCACTGGCAGATAAATACAGCCCCGGACTGAATGCCGCCAGTTATGAAGTTTATAATAAATTTGCCATTAGCCGGAGGGTTGCAAAATGAAACAACAGATGGATTTTAAAGCTCTGTCTCAGAATGGCTCTCAGGGCACAACCAGCGATGTATTATTTGTTTGCGTTGATTCGCCTACCACTGAATTATGGGAGGCCGCATACAGTCGCTTTGATGCAGTCCGACAACTGAATAATGAGCTTGCTGTTATGAGTAATGAAAAACTGAATAATAGCGCTCTGGCTGTTGTGAACAATATCCTGTTATCTGACGCAATGGGAATGTTTAATCTGCTGGGTGAACGTCTGAGTAAATACGAAGAGGAAAGAAAATAACCACCGTCAACACGCTATCATACTTCCTGCGCCCCTCACCCGAGGGGCTTCTTCATATCTAAAGTACATTAAAAAACATCCCCACCCCAAAGCCATATTCTTAATCCACGTTAGTAACCTGCGCTCAAATGCTCTGTAAGCCGTTTGGAGGTGTTACTGGTGCATGTTCCAGTTTGTTACCAGTGAGACGCCTCATAAAGCTTTATAAAGGCTTTTTTGCGCACATCTTTACCGTTACCGGGGTGTGATTATGATTACAAGAGAGGGGTTATACGCTTCATCCGATACGTTGGGGGCAATGGGCGACGCTATCGAAGCGCTTTTAATAAGCCGGGGAATTTTACAGCAGCAGTCCTGCGGTGCGGCTAATCGTATTGTTGTGGGTATCTCTGACAGGCTTGGTGGTTGTCAGGGGTATATGCCGGAGCATCGAGACAGAGCGCCTAAAGCCGTTTACTTCTTGCATGAACTGACTGAATCTATTGAACAGACATTGGGAACCATACCTTACCTTTGTTCGCAGGCCGAAATACTCTCTCCCGCTATCACTGAATGTCTCAGAAAAACATTTTCCGGGGTGAATATATATATTCCTATGGGGGCATCAAAGAACACCTTCGACAGGAATGCAAGAGTACTGGCGGATTTCTATCAGGGCACCTCTATTTTTGAATTATCTAAAAAACACAGGCGTTCCATTCAATGCATTTATCAGATTATTGCCGCTGAGCGTAAGAAAAACAAAGCGCAGCGCGATTTGAAACAGGGACAAATTTAATATGACAGATATCAATATTGGTAACTGGAGAACCATCGAGATATTTCGGGCGGGAACACATACCGCGATGGCGGGACAGGAAATCAGCTTTTCCGACAAGGATATCAACAACATAGCAGCGGCCTATAACGGCTATCATCGTGCGGGTTATAGTGCGCCGCTGTGCCTGGGGCATCCTGCCAGCAACAGCCCCGTCTATGGAGAAACGACCGGGCTGATAAGTAAAAACGGCAGGCTTTTCGCGCTGGTCAAGCCCGATGATACCCTGCTGGGGCTGGTTCGCTCAGGGCGTTACAGGAAAGTGTTAGCGGCATTCTATAAACCCGGCGAAGCGAACAACCCGGCAGGAACCGGAGCCTGGTATCTTCGCCATATTGGTTTTCTCGGCTCTCAGCCGCCAGCCGTTAAGGGATTGGAGCAGGTGGAGTTTATGGAAAGCTGTTACCCGGTCTGTTTTGGTCACAATGAATCACACGTTTATTTCTCAGAGTTCGACGGCATAGCCGACAGTCAGAGGGCAGCACAGCACCTTTTAATAAAGGACGTAAGTGAAGCCTGCAACGTCTCCTATTCCGAAGCACTCACCCTCACCACGCCTTTTATCTGGAGCTATTAAAATGAAACCTGTTATTTCCCTCATTGAAGCACTGAACGCCGTTAAAAATAATCTTGCTTCCCTCAATGAGCAGAAAGAAAAACTCTCTCGTCGCATTGGTGAGATTAACGGCGAAATAACCGCATTACAGGATATGCCGTTATCGCTTAATGATTACTGTTCTTTCATTCCTGAATATATTGAGCGTTTCGGACAGGAAGAATATCAGTCATTCAAGCATACCCTCTGCAACGGTTCCGGTAGTGAAGGGAACGCCGAGCGCTGGGGCAATCTGGAGAATGAGAGCGGCGATATTTCCGGCCTGTTCCGTCTGCTGGGGTTGGGTGGGAAAGTCTCCCCGGCTGATACTGGAATGGCGGTTATGCGCAAGCTCTGCTTTTTCTTCCCTGATGTGGTCGCCACCCGCCTGACCGAAGCGCTCAAAAAGGATAAAAGCGTGGCGTGGGGTAATGACAAACTTCCGTCACTGGCAGAACGCCGTAAGACCGTGGCGGCACTTGTCAGCGAACGAGCGGAGCTTGAAAGCGCACTGGAAGCCGTCAGCAAGGAAATTGCAGGGATTACCGGAATCAGCGGCCTGTCCCTGACCGAATGACGCCACCAAACCACTCATTACCGGAGTGAACCATGAGCAATAATTTTTCTGTTGGCGTGATGATTGGCGGTATTGTCGGGAGCAGCTTCCGTTCCGCCATGAGCAGTACCCGGCGCACACTGGATTCTCTCGGCGACACGTCACGCAGACTGACGGAGCAGCAAAGCAGCCTGTCACGCGCCATGCAGCGTTACGGTCAGGTAGGTTCGGGCGTGGCTTCACGTCTGAACAATGACCTGCAACGGGTCGGCAGAACGCTGGAGCAATTAAACCGCCAGCAGTCCCGCCTGTCGGCGGCGTCTGCCACAACCGATGCCCTGAGAGCAAACCGGATGGCGCTGTATGGTCACGGGATTGAGACGTGGGCGCAGGCCAAAGCCGCTTACAGTCTCGTATCCCCGGCAATTCAGCAGTCGGCCTCGTTTGACGACAAGATGATTGATATGTCAATCACGGCGAAATATGACGATAAAACCCGCGCGGGGCTGGGTCAGCAAATCCGTGACTGGTCGCTCAAATACAACCAGTACCAGAGCGACTTACAGGAGGCCGTCGGCTCGCTTATCAGTGACAATATAGACAGTGTGTCCGAAATTGGCAGCTTTATGCCCAATATAGCCCGCGCCGCTACTGCCACACGTACCACCGGGACGGAATGGGCGAAGGTTGCCGCCGTCTGGAAAAACTCAATGGATGGCAGCGCTAAAGAGTTTGCCAAAGTACAGAACATCATGGCCTTTGCAGGCGACCAGGGGTCTTTTGAAATCCCTGACCAGGTGAAATGGATGCCATCTCTTGCCCCGATGATGCGCGGTATTGCCGAAGGTAAAGAGGCGATGGCGGAAATCGGAGCGAGTTTACAGATTGCCCGAATTGGTGCCGGGTCATCTGATGAGGCTGGCAACAACTTCCGTAACTTCCTCACCAAGATTTTTGCCCGCGACACGCAGAAACAGTTTGCCGATATCGGGATTGACCTTCAGGGGTCACTGATGGCTTATAAATCTGCTGGCGTCTCGCCCATTGAGGGCATGATAAGCGTCATGGGCAGGTATCTGGAAGCCAAAAGCCCGGAAGCGCTGGCAGGCTTCAAGAAGGCGATGAAAATTAAGGACGATAATTCCCGCGACCTTGCGCTACAGGAACTGGCGAAAAATTTCGGGCTGGGTGAGATGTTCGCTGATATGCAGGTCATGGCGTTTGTCCGTCCGATGCTTGCCAACATGGACAAGTACCGCGAAATCAGGGCTGGCGCACTTAAGGCGGCGGATAAAGACCTGATGGCTTCCTCCTACACGGAACGGCTGAAATCCCCGCTGGAGGCGACTAAAGCGCTGATGGTCAGCACCCGTGAACTGTCCATTATTCTCGGCAGTCAGCTATCTCCCTCGTTCGTGTCAATGACGCAGCAACTGATTCCGCTGATTCATTCCACCGGGCAATGGATAGCGCAGCACACCGGCATTGTTCAGGGCGTGGCAAAAACCGTGGGCGTACTACTGGGGCTGAAAGTCGCCACTGTCGGGCTGAAACTCGGCCTTAATCTGCTGATATCACCTTTCGCCGGGTTGTGGAAAAATGCCGTACAGCTGCGTACTAACTGGCTGTTACTCAAAACCGCCCTGAGTGATGGCGGCAAACTGCGCTGGCTGGCTACCGGATTCAGTACCGTAGCGAAAGGAGCCGGGATGCTGGGTAAAGCGCTGGCGGGTGGATTGTTCAGGGGCGTAATGGTCGTGGCAAAGGCTTTCCTCTGGTTTGGCAGGGCGCTGTTAATGAACCCCATAGGCATTGCGATAACCATTATCGCCGGGGGCGCGTACCTGATTTACCGCAACTGGGGCGCAATAAGCCGATGGTTCTCGCAGCGATGGGAGGAAGTCAAAACGGCCTTTAATGGCGGCGTTCTCGGCGTGAGTAAGCTAATCCTGAACTGGTCGCCGCTGGGACTGTTCTACAAGGCGTTTGCAGGGGTAATGAAGTGGTTCGGCATTGACCTTCCCGGCCAGTTTACGGAGTTTGGCGGTCACCTGATTGATGGACTGGTGAACGGTATCAAAAACAAGTGGGAGTTGCTCAAGAGCACTGTCACAGAGATGGGCGACAGCGTCGGCGGCTGGTTCAAGGAAAAGCTGGGGATTCACTCGCCAAGCCGTGTGTTTATGGGCTTCGGGTCGAATATCTCGCAGGGTGCCGCTATTGGCCTACAGCGAACCACTCCGCTCGCGGCGCTTGCCGGGCAGCGGCTGGCAGAGGAAATGATGCCGGAAGTGCCTCGTCTTCCTCCGCCAGAGATTATGAGAGCAGGATATTCGGGACAAGGTACGGGAATTGCAGCCAGAGGCACCAGAGGGGGAGTATCTGATGGCGGGATTAACGTAATTAACCATATCTACATTGATGGCAAGAACAAGGCACCTGCTCCTGATGTGGCTAATGCGCTGAAACTATCCATTCCTGAACTGGAAAGAGCACTGGAAGCTATTCTTTCCCGTAAGCGTCGGGTTGCTTACGACTGATAATTTGTAATTCCTTTGCAGTATCTGAAAAGCCGCACCGTACCCATTTATCTCACGGATTGCGGCTTATTTATCGCGCGGTAGATCAACAGCCAGGGCGCTGACGCTGTTAAGTAGCGCGTTTGTTGGCACCCGTCTGCTTTTCCCCATGTGATAAATCGACACAGCGGGGTCCTGTCGCATTAAGTAGCCATCAGGGAACATGTTGTTTTTTGTGATGTTACCTGCCCATGTCTCCGATCCTGACATCCTTCAAACGCCTGCGCTATCCCGTCGACATTATTGCCCGGTGGGTCCGCGGGTATCTGGCCTGTGCCCTGAGCCTGCGTAATCTGGAAGAAATGATGGCGGAGCGCGGTACTGTCGTTGACCCTTCCACACGCCATCGCCGGGTCATCCGTCTGGTGCCGTTACCGGACAGGGCATTTCGCCGGCATAAACGTGCTGTGGGGGGCCACTGGCGCATGGACGAAGCCCACATCAGGGTCAGAGGGCAGTGGAAATACCTGTACCGCGCCGTCGACAGACCGGGACAGACCATCGACTTTTTGTTGACCGCCTGGCGTGATGCCACCGCGCTGCGTTTCTTTCGCAAGGCTATCCGTCACCACGGTGAACCTGAAGTGGTGATGATCGCTAAAAGCGGCACCAGTACCGCTGCCCTGGCAACGCTCAATGCCGACAAACCCGCTGAGGAAAACATCACCGTCAGGCAAAGCAAGTATCTGAACAACTTAGTTGAGCAGGATCACCGCAATATCAGACGCCGGATACCAGATGCCGGGATTCAACTTGTTTCGCCGTGCACAGACGCGGCTGGCCGGCATCGAACAGCTCCACATGATACGCAAAGGACAATATCAACATCCACAAAGTGA